ATATTCCCAATACATAGTTATAATTATATATATAATTATTTACATATATAATTATTTTTTTTGTTTTACTAGCCAGAAAAAAATTGAAATTAAAAGATTTAAAGAATAAAAGATTTTATATATTATAAGAAACAGATAATAAATATGTCTAACACAATGCCTTTTAAAGTAGAAGAAGTTATCAAACGTATTGATGAAATTGTTATTGCCCCGCCAACAAAAAATGATAAAGTATCCAATCAGTTAATTACTTTTCCTAAATTAGATGGTAGAATGTTAGATATTCAAACCCCTTTTATTAAAATGTCATATGGAGGGTTCCCTCAAAAAGGTAATCCACTTTATGAAACATTTTTACAGAGAGCTAATTCTATTAGCATTCCCATACAAAAAGGCGATGAACTAGAAGAATTATTAACTAAATTACAAAAGAAAATAGAAGTTATGGATGAATTAATCCCTGAAGATATGAAGGGAAAGATTGAATTACAAGATTTTGTTCGTGAATATGAAAATATTAAAAGAAATGTAACAGAACTTAGTATGAGAGCAAGATTATCTCTTGATATTATTGATATGAAGAGTGAAAAATATGTAATCAAAACATCGGTTTGGAAGAAAGATGGCAAGACTGTAAAGGAAGTCCCTATTAAAACTGTTGAAGATGTAGAAAAAGAAATCAGATACAATTCTGAAGTTCAATACATTATTAGACCTAATAAATTATACATTAGTACTAAAAACGAAGGTACCAAAAAAGAACCCAAATATAAAATGGGCGTGACATTTAAAATTATGGCTGTTCAAGTTATTGGAGGTGCTACACCAAATAATGTAAATTATAAAAATAATTATACTTTTAATAATGACGATGATGATGAAGTTGAAGTTGATAATACAGATGCACCAGTCATCAACACAGATAATCTTGATGATATTGACGAAGATGAAGAAGAGGATTAAAAATTTAAATTTATTTTATAATAAACAATTTTAAATTTAGAATTAATTATTTAGAATTATTGTAAACGGTTTTTGATGTATATTGTCAGAAGAAATTGTATTTGGAGATGTTGTAGAAATATTTTTAATGCTTTTTTTATTTGACAATATCATATCTTCATTTATTTTTTGAAAATTATTAATTACATAATTAATAATTTCATTTTTTATACTCCATTTAAAAAAATTCAATTGTCCTATTGTTGTTATTACACATTTATTTTCTTCATAATAAAAAGGTATTCGCCTTTTTCTACAAAAAGGATCAAACATTTTCTTTTTGTATCCTTTTAATTGTGATTTATAATCAAGATAAACATTAAAATAAATGCCGTTTTTTAGTTGATATACTACATTATATTTTTTTGCATAATTAGTAACAAACCAATCTAAAACTCGTATTGATAAACTCGAACACCCTGATATTATTGGTAATATAATATAAATATTATTATTCTCTTTATAAAAATTATACAATGTAGGTAATATTATCTCTTTTTTGTCTTTTATTTTTTCATAATTTTCAATATCATTTATTATATAATTATTCATTATAAATATTTTATATAATATACCTTTAAGTTCTTCATATAAATATATTAATAAAAATTGAATTTTTTATTAATTGAAATATAATAATTTAAAGATATATTAAAAACTAATATTAAACATTAAACGATGGCATCATTTAATGAAAAGATTGACGAATTGATTAAAAGTTTGGATGAAACGAAGGCATTAGCAAAAGAAATGAAAAAAAATTTTAAAAGTCTTAATAAAAAGAAAACTACAAAAACTTCGGATTCATCTGAATCAAATGATAATAAAAAAAAGTATGGAATAATTGAACCAAAAGTATTACCAACAAATGTTTATGATTTTATTAAATATGCTTTGACTAATAATAAATTATCAGATAACTTTGTAGATAGTAATAATGATATTTACAAAAATTTTACATCTGAAACTTTAGTAGCTAGAACTAAAGTTTATTCAACTATCCTTAATTATATTAAGACAAATAATTTATATCTAGATGAAAATAATCGTTCTGTGTATGATCCTGATGAAAAACTTAAAGAACTTTTTGAAATGAAAAATGAAGAGGTCTTAAATTTTAAGAATATTCAAACATTTTTAAAGAGAGCATATGATAAATTTAAAACAGATGATCAGAAAGATAAAAAACAAAAGCAAAAGCAAAAGAAAGATGAAACAGAAATTGAAGAAGTCGAGGAGGAAGAAGTAGTAGAAGAAGAAGATGAAACCGAAAATGATTCAGAATAGATTTAAATACGACATTTTAGCAGATATTTTATAATTTAATTTTTTTATATCATAATTTATATTATTATTAAAATAAATTATTAATTTATTGATAATATATTTTTTTATTTTATTTTTATTAAATAAATATTTTAGAGCTTCATCTATATCTTTTATTAAAACATATTTTATTATATAATATGGTATTACATTTGTATAATTACATACATTAAATAAATCATTAAATGTATTAACATTATTATGATATAAAATTATGTCATGCATTTGTTTTGAATATTTAATTTCTTTACAAAGCAATAATTTAAAATCTTGTTTCATTATTTCTGAATAATAATAGGTATGTAATATAATAGCAATTGCTTCGGTTATAGCTTCGTTTAATAACAAATGATTACATGGTAGTTTTATAGGTAATATATTATCTATCCAATCTGTTGTATTACAATCTAAATTATAATAATGTATCAGTTCATGTATCAACACTTTTAATAATTCTTCCGATCTAAAAATTTGTACCCATTTGTTATATTTAGAACAAGACCCACTATTTATTTCATTTCTAGTTAAAATTTGACCTTTATGTTTAATAATTTTTGTAAATGGTGTTAAAAAAATAAACAAATCTAGTTTTTTTGATTTTGAATATTTTGAAATCCAATTAACAATATTAAAAATATGATGTTGTTGTGTAAATTCATCATCAGTAATTATATATATAGTAGTATATTTATTTAATTTATATACTACTATATTATTAATATTTTGCTCTACCCAAATAATACAATTTAATGGAATGAAGGTGTTTTGATAAAGGCTTTTTAAAACAAGTCTTTGAATTTTATTATTTGGTAAATCATTAATATCGTATAATGTATCTATACAATATTTTTTTGGATTTTTAGAGACAATTTCTTCAATATTATCAGTTAAATTAAACTTTTCTTTTAATATTTTTTTATAAAAACAACTTTGTAAATTCATATATAAAACTAATAAATATTATTTTTTAAAAATATGTTTTTAGTTTTTTATTAAAATCATCATCCTTATTTAACAATAAATATATATATAATTTACCTTTTTCTTTGATTCCGTTATTTATATACGGTAAGCCATAATTATCTAAAACTATTTCTAGTTTATCTCCATCAAATTTATATTCTGATAATGGATTGTTTGATATTAATGTTATATTCTCATTATTAAAATACATTATTTTTTTTTTAAATCCATTAAATATTTCATATAACGTTATTGGTAAAAATAATAATAAATCGTATTCATTCACTCTTTGAATATGATTATGTTTCTTACATTTTAATTTTACTACTACGTCGCCATAAGAATATTGGTTATTTTGAGATTTGATTTGATCGCCTTCGTTAAAAAAAATATATTTATCATCATACAAAGGTACTAATAATTTTTTTTCTTCTAGTACATATTCGTTATTTATATATCTATGTCTAGATATTGTTAATTCTTTTAGTTTATCAAAATAAATTTCTTCTAGATTTGTATGGATTGTTATTTGCAAATTTACCTCACTAGTATGTGTTTCGCTAAGTTCAGATGATTCGTACGAGCTTGCATTCCCCATTACATCATAATATTTTTCATTTTTAATATTATTAGATTTTATAAATATTGATGTTAAATCATTATCATCAGCACCAAGATGTGCTTTAGCACTCTCCCACTGATGCTGACGAGCAGCTTCAGCTGTGAGATTGTCATCAATATTTAACTTGGACATTAAGAATACATATATTTTATTATAAATATAATTACGTAATTCTTCATATTGATTGTTTATCAAATAAGATTTAATATTATTATCAACAATTATTTGAGATAATATTTTTTTATCAAATAAATCATGTAGTACTTTTTTTATATTATCAATTATTTTACTTTTTTGATTATTTGTCAATTGATCGTATTTTTTTCTTTTTTCAGGATCTGATAAAATTTGATATGATAATTGTATTTTTTGAAATTTTTCTTGAGCATTAGTATCATTATTTTTATCAGGGTGAAATTTTAAAACTAATTTTTTATAAGCTTTTTTTATTTCTTCTTTATTTGCTGTTTTTTCTATACCTAAAATATTATAAAATTCTTCTTCCATAATTAATTAGGTTAATCTATAATATTTTAAATATTATTTATTATTATAAATGAACCAATCTGATATAAATAATTATAGTAACATATTATCTAATATAAAAATAAATTATAGTGATAAGTTATGGCTAGGCATCACAAATAATGTTATAGATAATAATAATACTAATAATAGTAATTTAAATATTTGTGAAAAACTAGAACAAGAAATAAAGGAAAGAAAATATAATACTAATACGTTTATTAAACAATAACAATTATCAACTGTAATTTAATGAATAAAATTAATAATATTGTTGAAAGAATTAAAGATATACAAAAAGAATTAGAAGATGTTAAAAATATTGATGTAGATAATAATAATTATATTATTAATGAAATTAATATTTTAATTAATCATATTAACGAAACTATTAATAATATAGAAGAAAGTATAAATGATACAGAAAATTATAATAGACATAAAATAAAAGAAAATATTATTTTAAGAGTTTTCATGCCATATATTATATATTTATCTTTTATAATAAAAGATGACGATATGCAGCAATTATTAAATATGGATAACTCATTTAATGAAGGTTTTTTTAAAGAAGTATTAAAAAAATATGTTAAACAATAACTATTTTATTATTTATTCGTTATTTATTATATATAAATATATATATATTGTTATAAAAAAATATGGATATTAAAAAATATTATGAAAATTATATATTTGAATCTACAATAAGTATTAATAAATTATTATATAATGTTGAAATTAATAAAACTTTTGAATATTTTATGATATTATGTTGTAAGTATAATATCTCTTTATTTGAAAAAATAAACAATTTATATTATTTAAAATCAAATCTACAATTAGTAAATGATTGTAAAAATATAAGAAAAAAAATAATAAATAAAATAATATTATTTTATAATAATATTATTGATGATGATAGTTCTAGTTGGATAGATACTAAAACAAAAATTGAAAAAATAAACAATGATATATATAATAATTTAGGCGAAATAGATATTATATTTGATTTATTACAAAATGTTTATGATGATGATTTACTATGCGATCAAATAAAATTAAATAATAATAAATGCGTCATTGAAGAGTTTTCTAATATATAATTTTTTAATATAAAGTTAAAATTCATTATTGTATATAATGAATTTTATTGGAATTGATTTTGGTACTCATTACTGTACAGTTAGCCTTATTAAGGCTAACACTATAATTGGATGTTCCGAACAAGTAATAGAATATAATATCCCGAGTATTATTCATATTGGCGATGAAATATTGATAGGAGAAGAAGCAGCTAATCTAAATTTAAACAACATATCTTATTTTAAAAGATTACTATGTTTAAAAGAAAACGAAAAACATTTGTTTGATTTTGATTATTACAATAAAAATGAAACAATATATATAAAAACAGATAAGGGTGATTTATCAATCACCCAAATTATAGGACTGTTCTTTAGTAAGTTAAAAGAAAAAATAGATAAAAAAATAAATAGTCTTTATTCTATTATTTGCCCTGTTTCCGAAGAAAACTCTACATATTCTTGTATTTTAACTGTTCCCGCGTATTTCAATGAAAATCAAAGAAAATTTATTTGGGATGCTGTGCAATTATCGTCGCTACCATGTATCAAACTATTAAATGAGCCTACAAGTGCATGTATTGCATATTTTGATAAGTACAACGACCATAATAATAAAAATATATTAGTATTTGATTTCGGCGCCGGTACATTAGATTTATCCATTGTCAGAATGGAAGATGAAATATGTGAAGTTCTAGGTATATTTGGAAATAATAATTTAGGTGGGTTAGACATTAACTACGCTTTAATGAAAGAATTAAATATTACTTTTGATCAAGCTGAGAAAGAGAAAAAAAAACAATAAAAAAATATAATAAAATATATAATAAACATTTTAAAAAAGATATTATAAATGCAATAGATCAAGTTATACAAATATCTGGCGGTGTAGAAATTGATAATGTTATTCTGGTTGGTGGAAGTAGTAAATTGGTTTGGGTACAAGAATTAATAAAAAAACATTTAAATAAAGATATAATTGATATTAAAAACAGTGATTATGATTATAAAGATATTGCAGTGTCATTAGGCGCTGCTATACATCAAAATAAAAATACAAATAAATCAATTATTTTAATTGATAGGTTAGCTTTGTCAATAGGAGTTAAAACTGTTGACAATACTTTTACTCCTATTATTCCTAGAAATAGTATTATCCCTATATCCGCAACAAAAGTATTTACAAGTAATGACAAAGAAGTTGTAATTGATTTGTATCAAGGCGAGTCTAATTTTATAAACGAGAATATTCACATTAAAAGTTTTGAATTAAAAAATATTAATTCTGAGAACCCAGTTATTTATATTACTATAAAAGTTAATATAAATGGTATTGTTGAAGTTATCGCTAAAGAAAGATTTAACGATACCGAAACTAAAATTGAGATTAATAATTTAAAAGATATTGTTTCTGATAAAGAAATAGAAAATATATTGAATAATATTGATTTTTATCATGATAAAAAATATCAATTAAAAAATATATTATAATTTGTTAATTAGACTACACCCATTCTCGTAACATTTTAAATTACATTTATGAAATTTACACGTTTGTTTTGATAATATTCCGGGTTCTTTGTATTCTTGGTATTCTTTGCCTTCTAATAAATCGGTTAATTGATCTTTATCTTTTATTTTTCTAAAGTTTAAATCACCAAATATTACTACATTATTATCAGTTTTAAATTTGTTATTTATTTCTTCTAATGCTGAAATTCGTAATTCATTCCCTAAATCTTGTTTATCCCAATTATCTACTGGAAAGTGTGTAGATACAAAAACTAAATCATCTATTTTAATTGATACATAAGATTTTGTTCCTGAAAAATTTTTAATATGTTGTATATTATTTTTAATATGTTGTGTATAAAAATCTTGATTTTTATAAGTAGTCTGAAAATTATTAGTCTCGGGAAATTCTATTTTTTTATTATATTCTGAAAATACTAATAAATTAACAACATATTCCCCTCCAAAAAAATTATTAGGTTTTGAGCAAAAATGCGGAACAGAATTAATTTGAAAATAGTCTTTTATCTGTGTTTTTAATGTATCTATAAAAAATGATTTATTTGTTGATTCTTGAAATGAAAATATTAAATAATCAAATTTTCTTTTATTTTCTTTTACTTTTACTTCTTCTTTTTTATCTTTATTTTCTTCTTTAATTTCTTCTTTTTTTTCTTCTTTAACTTCTTTTACATCTTTATCATTATTTTCTTCTTTAACTACTTCTTTTTTATCTTTATTTTCTTCTTTTACTTCTTCTTTTTTATCTTTATCTT